GCTGTTCGCACGCAATCCCGTGCAAGCGCATCAAGCGTACTCCAGGGTACAGTGCCCCGTCCCCTCAGGAGGGGGAGCAAAACAAGTTCCCAATTGCAATGTTCATCTACCAATAAATAATTAAACTTATGGTTTCGAAATTAACGAAAGTCGCTCTTGCGACAGGCCCTAAGAAAGGTCTAGGACTCTGTGACAAAGAACGTGCTCTCATTTTTGCAGTCATGAAAACTTTATTTCAGTTCACTCCCTTTGAGGAGAACGAGATAAGTAAGGTGGTGAAGCGTATTCAAAGGATGTCGAATCAGTCCGGTCCAGAGTATACAATACGGTACCTAAAGGCATACCGCGAGGTATTGCTGAACTTTCTCAATCTACGATCCAATGGGAACTATGAAGGGATCTACATAGGGATCACGAAGGCTGGGTTTCCAAAAATTCTACCGAGTAGATTCAAATCGCTTGTTAGGAACAAGGATCCGCGGACCCTTCGCCTGTGTCTATCAATAGCTTCACTACAATACTTATTTACCGTTTCCAGTCGTACAGACTTATCATCAGTGACGGAGCGATTTGAATCTACTCTGTTCCAATACAGTCGTGGACTTGAGTTGCTTGCCCGTAAGAAGCAATTCCCAGAATTCGTTCGGTTATCCTTTGATACCTGTCCGCCCTCATTATCTCTCACTAGTCGATCAGGTCCAAATGGGGCGCAGATGTTGTCACTGGGTAGAGATACCCGACAACTTCTCGCCAATCCAGTCAGGCTGAACAACCTCCAAGCTCTAAATGAGTGTGTGTATAAGGACTTTCCGGCAGGTGCCATCCAGGACCTCCTTGCACCTCTATCTGAGTATCCTCTCCCGGCTTCGCCGCTTGATGATGCTAAGATGAGTCACACATTCGAACCAGGGAAGTTGAAACCTAGGATTTTTGTAGCTGTAGGTACACGTGACCAACAGTTTCTACGCCCTCTCCATGAGCAGCTCATGGGGATTTTAAGGACTATTCCCGACGACTGTACTTTCAATCAAAATCTCGTTACTTCAAGGGCTCGCCTCTGGTATGAAGCCGGTGTTTCCAGTTACTACGACGCAGACATGTCCAATGCGTCAGACCGCCTACCCAAGGCTGCTTACG